ATGGCTAACAAGCAACCTAAGGCATTGGCCGATGTGCCAGCTGGTATGCGTGTTGGTAACCGGTTAGATATCCCAGCTTATACCCAGCACGGTGTCTATGTTGATACCACGCATGATTTATCTTCCGGCAACGCGCCAATTAGCTACAACAGAACCGGTCACTTAACTGACGTTGAATTTAGCTCTAAACCCAACCAAGCGGTCCGTGTAGGCCTCGGAACTAAGGAGCAGGCCCTTACCCCCTTGGGCGCCGAGATCGGGTCTGCAAAGTCCCCATTTGCCCTTATAAAGGGTACTAACGTGGGTACATCAGATGACGAAGTACGTCGCATGATGGCCGAGTACATGAATGATCCAAACTGGACACAGATTGGTATGGACCCACGCCGCCAGTCACAGTTCTATGATAAGTCTACCGGACTTCCTGTCTTCTCAGCAGAACAGAAATTACAATCCGGCCCGCTGGTCATGGTACCAAAGCAGGGCCTAGAGACAACCAACTGGGAAGATCCAAGACTCAGTCTGTCTGACTTTGAGGGTAAGCACTATGACAAGGGTGGCGCGGTAATCAAGAAGGTATTAAAGTTTGCCGAAGAAGTGCCATTCGTGCATTACTCTACGCAACCCAATTTAACATCCTTAGAGCCTAGCTTTTATGGTCGGGGTATTAAAGGTCAAGAAGCGGTTCGTCTCAAAGATGCTCCGGATATTCGTAACCGCAGCTACTTCTATGTAGATAAGGGTGAGCAGACGATGCGCCCAGAACAGGGCCTAGGAAATCAGAAGTACCAGGGCACGGCATCTAATGTGTATAACCTGGTAGATGACCCTGAGGGCTTTCACGCGATTGCAAAAGCCAAGTCACTCGATCCATATATGATGAGTTTTGGTCGTGAGGTAGTGGACCCAGCCGTCAAGGCCACCGAATTGGAAAGATTAATTAAGGGTGCCGGTTACGAAGGCTACCACACTGGTGACGTGGGGTTGTTGTTTAATCCAACACCAGTCACCAAGGTAGAGTAACTACTTGCGATAACGCTTGCCGTGCCAGCCCTCGGCTGCAAGAGGAAAGTCGGGAGCCCACTCTGGTGGTGTGGTCATGATACGGACCACATCTTCTAGCGAGGACTCCGCGCTTTGTTCTTCAACAAGGAGCAACACCTCGTCATGGATCGAGTTAATAATCTCATAACCAGCTCCCTCGAGAGCTATCATAGCAAACGCAAGGAAATCGCGAGCCGTACCCTGGACGGCAGACTGGAAGATACTACTGCCAATCAGGGGGTTTCTACTCCACTGGCGAGTATAAGTGTTCTGACTATGAACGACAACGCCCACTTTCTGACTACCCCACGGAGTGGTGAGCAGCTCGAGCTCTGGCCTCTGCCAGCAGATGAGACGGCCTGATGGTAGTTGCATCCATAGAGCCTGTTTGGCCACCTTCATCTTTATCTTCTGACCTGCGGCAAATGCAGTACCGGGATTCTGTACTGCGTCAATTGCAGCGGTCTCGCATAAAGCCCACAGATTCTTTACCTTCACATAAGAGCTACGGTAATTATCTACAGCATTCTTCGCTTGTAGATCTGATAGCTTAACTCCCATCCCTTCCGCATACTTTACTAGACCTTTAGCACCCTGGCCAAACATCGCACCTAGAACCGCTGACTTTGCAATTTGACGCTGATCTTTTGTAACGTCTTCGTAATTGACTCTATAAAGGCTTTCTGACGCAAAGACTTTGTACTCATCTAATCCCTTTCTAAACAGCTCTACTTTGTCGTTTTGTCCTGCAAGCCAAACACCGACTCGGTTTTCAATTGAGCTAAAGTCGACATCCACGAATACCTTACCATCATCAGCTTTAATTGCACTGCGCACACAGCTAGACAACTCTTGCATGGTACCAACTCCTCTGCCAAAGATGCTGTCAACCGCTCTTTCAATTTGGTCATCATCAAGAGTGGGGCGCGCAATATTCTGCAAATTGAGTCCACCACGACTAGCCCAGCGGCCAGTAGAAGCGCCGTGATAGACCAGCGTATTTCGTATTTTTCCATCTCGTTGTATCTCCAACATCTTAGCGTACTTAGCCACGCTAGTCTGGCTTCCTTCTTGGCGTAACTCTAACGCCCGTTTGATCACCGGAAATATGTTGCACTGCAGCATTTTTTCAACGGTCTCGGCGGTCAAATCGGGCATTGGTGCATGAGGGATTTTTTGGTTAATCCAGTCTAGTAATTTAGCCCTCTCAGACGGCTTAAAACCGGTCAAGGAGACGCATTCAGCGTCAATTGAGGCCTGGGCCTCACCGACTGCTTTTACAGCGTTTTGGAGCTCGTTAGGATCCACTGGCACACCACGCAGGTTAATCCGCTGAGTGAGCTCCCAGATTCGCTGCTCGCCCACAGTAAGGGGGCGTAACAGGGAGGCGATTGCCATCTCAGTTCTAACGTCTTGGGCACAGTACTTAAATAACTGGGCGAGTAACTCTGGGTCATCTTCATACTCTCCTTTCCTATTGGGTTTACATAACTTTTGAATCAAACGGGCGCCGATGGCGTCTTTTTTATGTGCTGAATCCATAAACGTACCGGCCTCATCAAGAGACTGCGGTATATTATTGGCCGCTGCTATGGCCATGGAATCGATACACTGCTCGAGCTTTAGTGGTGGCCAGCCGTACTTAGGCACACAGACGCAGTTCCAGATGGCGTACTCGAACATGGCGTTCCATGCTTGGATTTTGCCACCGTTGCGGACGTGGTCAAGCAACTTAAATAAGCTCTTATCTTTAACTAGGTGAGGTTGGCTTTCTGAGCAAACTTCCACATTATCGGGTGAGGTGCCGAACGCAATACACAACACTTCTGTGCTGGGGTCGTTGGCGTAGATATCCAAACCTACATCGGGTAGGTTGGCTTTACTGCGGGTCTCAAAGTCGATGCTATAGATCATCAAAACTTCCAAGTCTTGCTGATGGTGATAGATTTATCGGTTGGATCAAAGTCAAATTCAACATCAAAGCCGTCAGTCTTATCCGATTCATCATTGTGGCTGCCGTCACAGAATGGTGGGTTCTTAGTCTTACCACAACCGCACTCCATGGGCGTGTCTACTTTTGGCGTCATATTCTCTCCTTTCCTATATTAATGCAAAAAAAGGGGCTCCGAAGAGCCCCAAATCACCACCATGTGAAATAATTTAACCTAGTCTATCTATTATCTGTTTCTTTTCGTGGTTTGATAGAAAGGGCCAATCTGAAATCTCTGTGAGTGTCCTGCCGCAGCCCCTGCAAACATCGAAGAAGTCTGGTTGGCAGATTCCCACACAGGGGCTCGCCACTTCCACGCTAGATTCCAGTTGCGAAGATTGAGTGGAGGGCACGCCCATGGATCAGATCTCACAGACACCGGCAGAACACGCTAGTTGCTGCGCGCCTTCGACGTTGTCTGTGTTTTCTTTGAACTCTTCCCAGTTGATGCGAGGGATTTTAGCTTTGAGTTCTTTGTACGTGGTTTCGTCGCACTCTTCGTATGGCGCCTGGCGATACGTTCCTCCGTCATAGGGAAGATAGGAAACACCGGAGATTTCACTAAAGTTTTCCCATGTCCATGCTCCGACGCTTGGCCAGTCTTTTTCTTCGACTGAGATGGTGACTGAAGGTTTATGTTCGCACCAATGTCTTTGGTATGTAAGCCAGAGTTCAAGATGTCTAATAGGAGTGATATCTGATCGGGTGATCCCGGCGGGTGCTTTTTGAGGAAAGCTAAACACCACTGTCTGATCAGGTTTATAAACGCATGCCTCATTTGGTATTCCTTGTGCAATTAAGAATTGGGTGAGAGGATCCTTCTTATCTCCTCTAACTCTTCGTATGTAGTACTTAGAGTGTCGAGGGTGGATTCCAGAAGCACTATCAACGAGTTGGCTGACGGTTCCACTGGGCTTAACGCAAGTAATTGCAGCACTTTTAGGTATTCCAAGCAGCTCTGCAAATTCTTCGTTGGCTCGTCTAGCTTCCTCTCTAAGCTCGGTAAGTAGCTCATTTAATTTGTCTCCTTGGGTTGTGAGAAGGGGATTATCATAGATTCCGGTGAGGGAGACACCCAAAAGCCGTTCTTCTTCAGTATTTCTCTGCCACACCTTGCGCAGATAGGGGAACTTTGTGAAGGTAGACTGGATGGTACCAAGGATAGCGGCGATGCGCACTTTGCGCAGTAAAGTCTCTCTGGTGTCGTCATGGCGTACTACAGCCTCAGTAAGATTACAAAATTGGTATGGTCTGAGAATGATCTCTGAGCACGGATTAGTTCCGAACTCAAAATTTGGATCTCTATGCCCGTATTTTTCAACCGTCTTTTTAGCAGCCTCCCGATTAAAAATGCCTCTTTCACCGGAATGGGAGTTGTAAAGTGACAGCCACTCCTCCATGAACTTTCCGACAGTAGGTGTTTCATTATACACCGCACTGTTGTTCGCAAGAGCGCGGTGGGGAGCGGTTTGCCACCACTGTCCAGCTTTAGCATGGCGAATCCTTTCATCGTCAAGATCAGATAACGAGATCATTGCAGAGCGACGAACGCCACCCACTACAACTACCTCACCAATTTTGCACATCAAGTCGTGGCACTCTAAACTATGCAGCTTGCGACCTTGTGCGCCTTTAAACAAATTAACTGTAAACTGAAATAAGTCTACTAGTGGTTGCGGCCCGGAAGCTCTTCCTCCAAATGTTTTGAGTCGTGCTCCGGCAGGACGGACATTGGACACGTCCCACTTCGGGATTTCTCCGGAGTAGAGGTGAGCGATGAGTAGACGTAATGCTTTTGCCCACCCTTCTTTTGAGTCGTGTACTGTGATAACGTGTTCTGATTCGTAAAGTTTCTCCGGCACTTCCGGCAGATGGGATATATGTTTGGACTCCACCGAAAAACCGACACCGGTTCCACATAACAGGATAAACATTGCCTCGTCGAACGATTTAACATCGTCCACAGGAAGATAGCTACAATTATAAACGCAAGTATTGTCACGGTCTGCACTCTTTCCAGCCGTCATCATGGCGCGCATGGACGGCATTAGTTCTAGGTTATGGATTGCATCAAAAATTTCAGTCTTTAATTCTGTCCTATTTTGTATTGCTGGGGTACGACTAAAAATATATTCTACGTATCGATTAACTGTCTCTGCCCAAGTTTCTCTTCGTTGTTTATCATCTACAAATCGGGCATAGCGGCTGGCGGCGATATATTCTTGATACTGATCCATTTATAATTTTTCTCTAAGGTTGTGGTTAATTAAAGGGCAAAAAGGGCGGCCAGTTTCTAGCCGCCCTCGCCCACTACGTGGGTACTACTTAAATTGCAAAGTCTGCTGCTGCTGATGTCGCGCCACCGAGTGGCTCACCATCTTCCAATTTTTGAACGTTGTTCAAACCGCATGCAATGCCTTTTGAGCCTTGCGCGTTATATGGATAAAATGTGATTGATGCACGGCCATAGCAACCACTGTAAAACTCACTAGGATCGATGATTGGGTTCAAATCCATATCAACAACACCTGGCTTTTGTGCTGAGTTGGCATTGATGAAATAGCAGCCAGCGTATGCTGGATCATCTTTCTCTTCGTCACCGTCGCGTAAGCCACCTTTTAAACCCTTAGGGACAGAACCGCCAAAGTAAGCCGCAGCGGCCTGCTTGGTCTCTTCAAATGCCTTGTTGATCTTGGCAATTGTTTCTTTGTCTGACTTGGGGATAATTAGGGATACGGAATACTTAGGTGTACCACCCTCGACGGATGCCTTGGGTTGAAACACGTTGGCGTAAGAAAAGCGAACCTTACCGGTAACGATTTTTACTTTAGTGGTTTGAGTCATGATATACCTTATTAAACGTTAGAACTGGACTTCAATAGGGGCCAGCTCGTCTACCCTTTACTATCTATATTAATGCAAAATTACTCAGATATATTTTTCACCATGTGAAATAATTTCTTGCGGTAGTAGTCTGAAAGCGTCTGCTCCACTTTATCTCGCATCTCGGCTAATTGCTTTTGTAGCTCTTTCTGTTCTTTTTCCTTGGTATTGCTAAGCGTCGTAAAGGATTCCATGTTTCTCCAATGCTTTTTTCATTGCCAGGGCCCGGATGAAGTCTGTCATGTACTCAGGTTCTTCCAGGATCTCTGGCTCTATTGCTACCAATTCAACAATCTCGTTGATTGAGTCACGAAGTTGACCTTTTTGTTCAAACAAGCATTTGCCTGCTATCCCATCAAAGTCTTTTGTAAACATATCAATCAGTAAATCAGGCACTTCAAAATTTGAACCAAAACAATCTACCTGCATAGGTGCCTTTCTTATTGTTATTTTGCCACCATTACAAGGCCCACGTTACCCATGGCGTATCCTAGGAACATGATACCAGTACCAATACCGCCCTTTCTAAATTGATCTAATGCCACAATAAAATAAACTATACCCATTCCTGCAATTAACCAGGTGCTCATGAAAAATCCTCCTTAGCACTCTCTTTATCGCGGACCAATTTGGGTTGTCCTTCAGGGCGCTGTACTAATTCTCCCAGCCATGCTGTAATTTGCCCTTTAGGTCCTAGCTTTTCTAATTGGGCTAGTGATTTGAGCTTTGGAGGCTCCCAAATAATTTCTGGGGCCATACCCTTCTCTACCAAAACGGTGGCCGCCAGGGCCTGATCTGCGATCTTACGGTGGGTTACTGAGGTAGAGAGTTTGTATCCGGGTGGCACCACATTTTCTTCTACTGCTCGGTTGAGTGCAAACTCTTCTACATCATTGACCCAGGTCCTTAAGGTTTGGGCTTTGTGGAGGACTTCGCTGATTTCGTCTTCGCTGAGGAGCGGGGGGTCTTTGAACTCTTGACGGGCGAGCTCTGTGTTGTAGTCGCTGCGGGCGCGGCATTGCGCTTTGGCTTTGCAGAACTGGCACCAGGATCCCGGGAGGAACTCACCTGCGCCACTCCACGCTTTCTTGGCTTTTGGTTTGACGAAGTAGTTTGCCCAGTCGACGAGCTTGGTGATGGACGTCCCATCGCTGCTAATAGAGTCGAGTCTTGGCTGGTGGATGGTGTAGCTGACTTCCTTGATGTCCGGCCATTCTTCTTTAAATTTGCTCCACGCACCGAGCGCGTAGAGTCTGAGCTGGGTGTTGTCGATTGCGGAAACGGCCACGCCCTTGCCGAATTTAAGGTCGATGACTCGAATGGTGTGTTTAGAAAGAATAACCACATCGGCCGTACCAAAGCCGTCAGGAACCCAGTCACTAAAGTCGACACGCTGTTCAAAAAGAGGCGTGTCCCCCTCACCAATTTGAGAACGAACGTACAATACATAATTGTCCACGTTAGCTTCAAAATCGTCATTGTAGTAGGGGGTTGCTTTAATGATCTCGTATTCTTTTTCATATTCTTCAATTCCTATTTGTCCATAGTAATGACGTAATTTAGCTTCTGCTAATGAGTGGGCCATTGTTCCTTCTTGACTAAAATCGAAAGAACCAGGGGGGCGTTTTTGGTCTGGGAGAGTTGCCTCTAATCTAGCGCTGGGGGTGCAGGATAGCCATCGTTTGGATCCTGATGCGCTTAGGAGTGCATGTGCAGTCATCTTATTCTCTTATTCAGTTGTCATATTTATATTAATGCAAAATCCGAAGAATTTACTGCGAATATTTTTTTAAATATTCTTGGGCGGATTGCATAATTTGTATGGATTCTTTAAAGTGCCCTATTCCCGCGTTACAGTGTGTGCATAACAAGGAACGCACCTTGCCAGTGGTGTGGTTATGGTCCACACAAGGATTTTTATGGGGTACAAAAGGCAGCTTGCAGATATCGCAGGCATTATTTTGTTGAATTATCTTTTTATTAAATTCTTCTAAGGTTATACCATAATTTCTAGTACGTGCCTTATTTAATTTTTCAATTCGATTTTCTTTGTAATACTTTGCCTGACAGGCTTTGCAATATGTTGAAAATCCACCTTTGCGTGTTTTATCGGGATAAAACTCTAAGAATGATTTTTGTGTCTTGCACCTAAAGCACGTCTTCATTGATACTTCCCTCAAGTAAATTGGTGGACTAGCCAGTTAGGGAACTGGCAGGGGAGCTACCCGATTCGTCCGTTGATGGTACTACTCTTTGAGTGAGTTGATTAAATCTTGGATCTCTTTGTTAAAGTCGATAGTGACTTCTTGTTTTACTGTTGCCTTGACTTCACGATTGTCTTTGTAATCCTCGGGGTACTGGCCCCGTAATGCGATCTCAGCGACACGTGAATTAAATCCGCGGTTATCAATATTTGCCAGCATCATATTTTCCCAGTAAGCCTGGCCATATGTTGTGGCAAGATCCATCGTCTCAGCAAACACTGGATCATCTTGTTTCCATTTAGCGGCCGTAGCTTTACTGATGCCAACAGCGGCATACATAGCTTTTTGAGACGCACCTTGCTTACCAAGATCTAAAATAATCTCAGCCATCTCTTTGGTGAATGTCTTTTTATTTGCTGGTGATTTTTTGGTTGCCATTAGCAGTTCCAGTTTTTTAATGATGCCTTAGCTCTTGTGGCTGGCCCTTTTGCTTTCTTTACAACACCTTCCATGCGAGCGCAGAACGATGCCTTACGGCCCTTGTCTGATTCTGTCTTTGGGTGGGGTGCTGGTGCTTTTAGGTTGCTATTATTCTTGCGGTTGTATTCTGCACGACCCTTGGCTGTCATACCTGCACCCTTTTCGGTAGGGTTGTATGTCTTTCCTGAGCCAGTGGTTTTGTGGGCGATTGGCTTGTCGTGTTTTACTGAGCCGCCGGTTGCCTTCTTGGCAGTTTTAGCAGACTCAACAAATGCTTGTTTGGTTGGGGCGCCGGCTGTGCCAGGTTTACGCATGCGTTCGCCTGAGCCATTTTTGATGCGCTCTTGTTTAGCGTGGATGTTTGCATATAGGCCGGGTTTGGTTGCCATAATATTCCTTATTGAGTTGGTGCCCCTTGATAGAATCGAACTAACAATTCAAGATTACAAATCTAGCGTTATACCATTTAACTAAAGGGGCTGGTAACGCTTAGAATATTACCGTGGTGCCAGTCAATCGTTTTGCTACTTTAACGACTTCATTATGGCTGGTATCGCTGACAAACTTGTTAATTTCAACGGCCTTGTCAATGATTTCTTCCATGGTAGGAAACTTAGGCGCTAATTCGGATACTTCTTTTGATGTCTTGTTAAGCAAGTCCCATGCAGCCAGGTTGGCCTCATGCTGTTTAACTAAAAGATCCTTAGCGGTGTTGAAAATGGAAAAACGTAATTCAAATGGATTCATATAATTCTCCTGTGTGTATGATGTGTAAGTGATCGTCTTTCCGATCTGCCAGGGGTCAAGTCACCTCCCCGTACTTGTGGCGTCCGAGCGTCCCCGGACAAATGCGGGGTGGCGTTTTAAGTCACCCGCGAGGAGCGCTTCACAGCGAGTCCTATCTATATTAATGCAAAATGCCTACCGAAAGCGCCCTAATCCGGAATAATGATTGTTCTTTTGGGCTTTGATGGCACCGGGGTATCCATAGCCTTGCGCAGATGAGGCAAAACGTCATTGAGCATCATCTTGGCCATTGCTGCGGCCTTTTCTTGATGCTCAATTTCTTGCTCTGCCGTTGTGCGTGCAGCCTTGCGTTCTACTTCTTTGATGATGTCATTGCTGACACCGGCACGTTTAAGCAGTTGCTTGAGGTTCACTTGGGGTCTCCGCATTTAACGCATCAATCTGTGGCGCGCATTGCGACTGGATTGCTGCAATAATGTTAGCCAATAAAACTACAGGAGTCTGGCATGGTTGATTAAGTGCATTGATAATACCATTGATGTCACCTACACTAAACTTCAATGTCATAATTTTGTCTGCTAATGGATCTACTTCTTTTACTGTGTCGCTCATTTTTTACTTCCTTTCTTTTTAACTTCAATTTCTACATCGTTATCGGGTACTGCGTACTTACTTGTGAATCCACCATTCTTGATCATCATCTCAAATCCATCCCACAGTCTTTGAATTTTTAAATCATTGACATACTCAATGCCTTGCAGGCGGTTTGCCAATTCATCCTCATCAAAGCCTTTGATTGGGCGATCTAAGTGTTGTCGAATCAATTCAGCGATGGCCTCATTGGTCTCCCACAATTTAATGATGTCTTGCTCTAAATCAAAACGATCGTATTCACTAAATAGTTTCATTTCTTCATCTCTTTCTTTGCTTTCTTTGCTTTCTTTACTGCATTGTCAAAGTCATAGGTAAAGTAACGTCCGACTTCTTCCAGGGCCGAAATCAATTTTTCCCACATAGCAATATCGTCTTCATGATAAGAGCCTGGTGTTTTCTTGGCACGTTTTACATCTTCTGTGCACCAAATATAACTTTGAATAATTGCCTTGCTTACTATTTGATCTGCAAATTCGTCATCAATTTCTACAATCATTTCCCACACTCCTCTTCATGATTTGTTCGCTTTTTTAATTCTCGGTCAATGTACCATGCTGCTTTCTTTAAATCTTCTACTGCGTCATTCTTTAAATCAGCTCGCCAAATATATTTAATGGCGTTACCAAGATTAAAACCCATATGCTCTGTAATCTGAATACAATCAATGCCTGACGGATGACTAGTGTAGTGTTTAGGCCGGTTTACTGGATCGTGCATCTCTCATCTCCTTAAGGTGTTTTTCCATAATCTGTAACTCTTCCATGCTGTCACACACCCAGATTCCCAGTAAATCTTTAAAGCGGCTAGTGTCGATATCCTCCACACCAGTAAGCGTCTCCATAACATAGTAGCCTTTAATTTTGTGCTCGACAATAAAATGACTCATAGCTTTAATTCTTTCTTGATAAACTCGACGCCGCGTGAAAAATGATAACGCCAATACTTTTCGGTAACACAGATATCTGTGTAGTTTAATCCGTCTAAGAATGCCTCCAAGATAAACTGCTGTTTGGGTGGCAGACGTTCAGAAATTAATCTACGGATATCTGCAATATCTTCGGCGTCCCAAGGCAGCCATCCCTCTATCAGGGTTGGAAAATTTAGATCGTTACTGTCATCCTTTTCAATTGGATCGAGATCTTCGTCAGATAGTCTTGGCGC